TATGGAAATCAATGGTATAGAATCATACATTATCAAAACAGCAAGTAGACCAACATTTACTTCTGAAATAGTTGAATTAGACCATATTAACGTAAAACGTAAGATAAAAGGAAAATCAACTTGGGATGATATCAATATTACTCTTTATGACCCAATTGTACCATCAGGTGCACAGCAAGTTATGGAGTGGATTAGAAGTTCACACGAATCATTAACAGGTAGAGATGGATATGCAGCTTTCTATAAGAAAGATATCACATTCTATCTATTAGGACCGGTAGGTGATAAAGTAGAACAATGGACTTTAAAAGGAGCATTCATCACTTCAGCAAACTTTGGTGAGTTGGATTGGGCTTCAAACGACCCATTATCGATTGAATTAACTTTAACATATGATTACGCAATCCTTGAGTACTAATCTCTAATAGGTAAACTTTAAAATAATTAAGAGGGGTGTAGAAATACATCCCTTTTTTTATGTCTTATTTAGAATGATTCCAAATTTTAAAAATATTTTAGAAAAGACTTGACTTTTGACGTATAATGTATTATCTTTACTATGTAATAAGAGTTAAACGTAAAACATCAAAGATATGAACATTTCAGAATTAAAATTGACCGAATTAGAATCAAAAACCTTAACTGCTTTCACCGATTGTTTATACGCTGAACCTGGTTTCTCCGATGTGGATGTGAGTGATATTAGTGAGTGTACTGGTATTTCTACCAAAAGTATTCGTGGAGCATTAGGTTCTTTGGTTAAAAAAGGAGTAGTTACTATCAATACCAACGATAGTGGTTATGATATTATTGACCTTAATGTTCGTTACTGGCATTTAGTGAATGAGAGTTGGGCTGAAGAAGCTGAATATATTTTGAAAAATAATTAACAAAAAGCTTGTATATATCAGCAGAATTTTGTACCTTTATTATATGAGAGTGAGAGAGAAAATGATGTTATTGATTGTGTTTCTAATGGTCACGGGCCACCCTTGTAGATTAAGGGTGCTACCAATATCCATTAGACACTTTCCTAAAACTGAAATGATTTATAACTTTAATTAAACCCCCTATATTATGGAATTGTTAGATGTGCGTGGTATGAGTGTTAATGAGTATTGTGACTTTGTTTTGAGCAGAGCAATGCATTTGTGTGTTTCTCCATTTGAGTTGAATATGGAGTATTGCTTCGAGCGTGGGTTGATTTCAGATGAGATGTATGAGAAGGCGAAGTGGGAGATGAATGCCAGACGTAATGACGCATTCTGGTTAGAGCGTGGTGAAGTAGTTAGATAATTAAATTGTTAAACCTTAAACTTTAAATATATGTTATACGATTCTTATGATGTTGAAGTACTTGCCGACCGAATGGAAGAGGAAGCAAATGTAATTAGTGAAATGAATGAACTTACCAATTTTGAGTTTACATTTAAGACAGATACGGAATATCGTTCTGAAAGATTTAGTGGTTATATTGAGAGATACAATAATGTTCGTATGGAAGTAATCACATCAGAGGGGTGGCATATAGATTTTCCTTTACATAGTGAGGAAGAGTATTTCAAATATTTATCCAATCATATAAAAGATGGTGATAGGATTATTAAAGTATACGCCAATATAGATTGTTACGAAGCAAACGATTGGTACTAAAATTTTCATAATGTTTAATAAAAGCAGTGGGGGATTCCTCACTGCTTTTTTGTTTTATATATACTTATATATAAACATTAAGTTATTATTTTATGGAACAAGAATTAGAACAACAAGTTACAAGAGGGTTACAACCAACGCAACCATCTTATTCAACACCAAAATCATTTCCGTTTCCAACGGAAGTAATTAGTTTACCATCTAAAGGATTATGTTATCCTGAAAATCATCCACTCGCTAAAGGTGAAATCACAATTAAATTGATGACTGCTAAAGAAGAAGATATTCTTACATCAACTAATTTAATTAAAAAAGGAATTCATTTAGATAAACTATTGGAATCAGTAGTGGTTGAACCCGGTGTTAATGTGAATGATTTATTAGTTGGTGATAAAAATGCTATTTTAATTACATCCAGAGTATTGGCATTTGGTCCGGAATACAACGTTACAGTCAATGACCCGGTTGAAAACGAACCCGTTGATTTTACAGTGGATTTATCTAAAATAAAAATCAAAGAAGTAGATGATTCTAAATTAAATAGACAAAATGAATATGAATTTACTTTGCCTGTTTCAAAAAGCCAAATTAAATTCAAATTACTTACACATGGTGATGAATTAGCTATCAACAAAGATATTGAAGCTAGTGAAAAAACATTGAAGCAAGGAAACGAGATAACTACACGATATAGACGATTGATTACGGAAGTAAATGGTGATAGGAATTTGGGTACAATCAGTACATATGTTACCAATCAATTATTAGCAGGTGATTCCAAAGCATTACGAAAGTATATGGCTTCTATTACCCCAGATTTGGATTTAACATTTGATTATGTATCTCCATATACAGGTGAGACGGAGGCTCTCCGTATCCCATTCGGGATGGACTTTTTTTACCCTACCGAGTAACTATTCTATTGTATTACATCAGAGAATTTTTCAAATGGTGTATTTCTCCAATGGTGGATTTAATTGGCATGATTTATATTTTATGCCTATTAAGTTTAGAGAATTTTATTGGAGAGAACTTCTTAAAGCAAAAGAAGAAGAAAATGAAACAATTGAGGCATCTAAATCAAAAAATTCTTCTAAAACGAGAAGAAGATGATATTTATAATAGTATTATAATATAAGATTATGTCTAAACGTATTTTATTTGAAGCAAATGTATTTGCAAAATTATTATCCTTCTTCTACGATGCAAAGGATAGGGGGAAAGAAGATGCTTTAGCAAAATTTATAAATTCAAAAAATAGTCCCGAATTAGATAAAGCATATGATGCTTGGCAGCGTGATAATGAAAAATTATTATTGGCTACTAAAAAATTATTAATAGGTAGTGGTTTAGATACATCGAAAATAGATGGATTATTAAAAAAATATCATAACTATTAATTTAGATGGCTAAAAGAAAGGGACCAACTCCACCTCCTCCAGTTAATCCAGAAGCGGATAGAATGATACAAGCGCAAAATCAGCATCTTGAAACTCAAGAAGCTGTATACGAAAGTATTGCTCAAGCGCAACAAAGAGGTATTTCCAATCAACAATTATTATTGAATGTACTAAAACTTGCTAAAAAAGAAGCTGGTTCATTTGCCGATGCAATGAAGAAGGGTGTAAAGGAGATGGCTGAATTAGGTGAAGCCGCTGATACATTGGGTAGAAGTGGAGTTCCACTTATAGGTGAGATGAAAACTGCTATACAATCTGCTACCAAAAGTACTAAAGATTTTAAAATAGCATTATTTGCATTAGGAGCAGCAGGAGGCGCTCTAGCTTATAATTTAGGATTAGTTGGTGATAAGTTAGGAACAATAGCTAAATACGACAAGAAAATAAATCCAATTCAAGAGAAAATGGATTTATTGGAAAATAGTATTAGAGGTACATTTGCAGGTAAAGAAGCCGCAGGCCAATTTGCATTTCAAATGGAACGAATGGGTACTGCTTTTCAAAAAGCATCGGCAACTGCATTATTTGGTAAAGGATTGGGTTCGGTTGGATATGGTGGTGCTCAATTACAATTAGCAGGTATTGGTGCAGAAAAGATTGCAGAGCAAATGAAAGCGGCTGGAGATGCAACTGGTAAAATGCCATCATCTAAAGTTGCCGCTGATATGGCTGTATTAGCAACTAGAACAGACCAATCAGCTGAAGGTGCGGCTACTCTTAATGAAATGTTTATGAGAACCGGTGGATATGCCGAAGATACTGCTCTTAATATGCAAGAGGGTATGAGAGCATTGGCTGATAAAGCTGGTATTAATTTGGGTGGATTGATGGCTGAAATGGCTGAATCATCTAAAGAAATGTTGGGATATCAGATTAAATCAGGTTCAGCATTAGCAAGACAAGTAACATTCGCTCGTTCAATGGGTGTAAGTTTCCAAGATATAGCAAAAGCTGGTCAAAGTATGGTATTGAACTATAAAGATAGTATCAAATCAGAAATGCAGTTATCAGCTATGTTAGGAAAGAATGTAGACCTTTCTGAAGTAAGAGCATCTTTTGCAAGTGGAGATACCGAAGGAGCATTAAAAGCATTACAAGCACAAGGTTTAGACCCTGCTAAAATGGATATGTTCCAACAACAAATGTTGCAACAAGCAACAGGAATGGATTTAACTACATTATCCAAAATAAATAAAAATACTGGTACAACAGGTGATTTGGGAGAAGGAAATGCAAAAGCTGGTAATAAATCATTTTTGAATAAAACTGAATCTGCCGCTAGAACCGAAGAAATAGCAAATGCAAATATAAGTGTTAAGGAAGCTGCATTTGGTATTTCAATGGAAGCTGCAAAAAAGAGAGCAGTATTGGAAAATGACCAAATGAGGAGATACCAAGAACAAATCACACAATTAGAAGCATTGAAAGATGCTGAAACGGGTCTTACAACTGCGCTTATAAGTATATTATCTGGACTTGCAACATCAGGAATCGGAGGATTGTTTAAAGAAATGGCAAAAAATCCTTTTGGTAAAAACGATTTTAAAAAGAATTCAGCAGGTAGAAATATTGATAAAAAAACAGGTAAGTTTGTTTCCGCTGAAACTATGGCTAAAGGTAGAACCGGTATGAGTATGGGTACTAAACTCGGTGGTTCACTATTAGCAGCTGGAGCTGGAGCAATTCAAGGTTATCAAAATTTCGATAAAGTTAGAGAAGGTGAAAGTGAAGTAAGAACTACCGATAAAATGGGCGCCGGATTAGTACAAGGTGGATTAGCCGCAGGTGGAGCTGCATTGGGCGCAGTATTTGGCGGACCGATTGGTATGGCAATTGGTGGATTTATCGGTGATTCATTGGGTGGAGCATTAAATGAATACGCTCCCGGAATTGCACAAGGAATTGGAGATGTATTTGGTGGAATGTCAAAAGCATGGGATACTCTTAAAGGAAAATTAACTG